CTATGCAATATCGTAGCGGCTGGGCGGTCCCAGAAAAAGACAGGCATTGCTTTTTTGCTGTGCTGGCAGAAGCGCCAGACCTTGGTGCGTCCTTGGATCTGTGCAAAGGCTTCAGGACAGCTATTCAAGCTGGCGGCAACATCGGCATCTACCCCGCAGCATTGGCTCAACGTTTTGCGCTGGTCTACACGGTCGAGCCGGACGCGGCTAACTTTGCTGCATTGCAGATAAACACATCGAATCAATTAAAGGTCATTGCTCGTCGGGCTGCGTTCGGAAAAGAACCCGGACGCGCAGCGATTGACCAGATCCAGCCCGACAACATCGGAGCGCACCAGATCCAGCTAGGCGACGAGTTTGAGGTCATCACAATTGACAGCTTGGGCGTAACGGACTGCGATCTTCTGCAACTGGACGTTGAAGGCTCAGAACACGAAGCATTGCTCGGAGCGATTGCGACAATTGAGGCAAGTTGGCCCGTGATTACGCTTGAGCTTAAAACGCTCGGTGAGCGATACGGATACACAGACGATGACACGATCAACCTACTGGCTGGCATGGGCTACAAGATTGCCGACCGGGTCAACAGGGATGTGATATTCACAAAATGAGCGCAGCCTGGACACGCAAAGAAGGCAAGAACCCTGCGGGCGGTCTGAACGCCAAGGGCCGAGCGAGCTACAAAGCAGAGACCGGCGGTACGCTCAAAGCGCCTGTAAAGGCTGGCGATAACCCGCGCCGAGCTTCGTTTCTGGCAAGGATGGGCAATATGCCGGGTCCGATGGAAAAGAACGGAGAGCCGACCCGTCTAGCGTTGGCGCTCAGAGCGTGGGGCGCAAGCAGCAAAGAAGACGCTAAGAGCAAAGCCGCTGCTATCTCTAGCAGGAACAAATAATGGAAACAACCAGCACAGGCGTACAGAAATGGCTCAATGTCGTTTCTGCATACGACAACGAGTTTAAGAAATGGGAAGCTCGCACGACTAAGATCGTGAAGCGTTACCGCGACGATAACCGCAGCCAGCACACAAACGAAACCGCCAAGTTTAATATCCTCTGGTCGAACGTCCAGACGCTGATTCCTGCTGTGTACGCAAAACTGCCAAAAGCGGTAGCCCAGCGCCGGTTCGGGGACAATGACCAAGTGGGCCGCGTGGCTGGGCAACTTCTTGAACGCGCTCTGGACTTTGAGATTGAGCATTACCCCGACTTTCGCGCAACAATGAAACACGCGGTCGAGGACAGGTTCCTCGGTGGGCGCGGCGTGGCGTGGGTGCGTTATGAGCCGCACGTTCGCCAGCAAAGCGTCCCTGAAGACGGTCTGCAAGTCACAGAAGACGTAGATGAAAGCGAAGGCCAGGACTACACCGCAGGAGAAGAACCGCAAGAGGAAATAGAGTACGAATGCGCCCCGACTGATTATGTCCATTGGAAGGACTTCGGTCATTCAACGGCCCGCACATGGGAGGAAGTTACCTGCGTCTGGCGCTGGGTGTACATGAGCCGGGAAGCCCTAATCGAACGGTTCGGAGAAAAGACAGGCAAGAAGATCGCGCTCGACTCTGGCCCCGAAACGCTGACGAACTACGGGCAATCCACCAAGGAGCGCACCCGCGCCAAAATCTGCGAGCTTTGGTGCAAGGACAGCGGCAAAGTCTATTGGTTCAGCAAAAACAACCCCGAAATGATCGACGAGCGGGACGATCCTCTTGAACTGGAGGGGTTCTTCCCCTGCTGCGAACCGTTGTACGCCACAACGACCTCAGACACGCTTGTGCCGGTTCCTGACTTTATCCTGTATCAAGACCAAGCCAACGAGCTAGATATCCTCTCAGATCGCATTGACGGGCTTGTGAAGGCTCTACGGGTCAGAGGTGTCTATGACGCAAGCCAGCCCAGCCTCCAGCGGCTGCTGACTGAGGGCGAAAACAACGCGCTGATTCCTGTCGATAAATGGATGGCATTCTCAGAGAAGGGCGGATTGAAGGGCAGCATCGACCTCTTGCCGCTGGATACTCTGTCGAACGCTTTGCTGCAATGCTATCGGGCGCGGGAAGAAATCAAAGCGCAAATCTACGAAATTACAGGCATCAGCGATATTATTCGGGGCGCGTCCCGTGCGTCTGAAACAGCAACCGCACAACAGATCAAGGGCCAGTACGCCGGATTGCGGCTGCGTTCGATGCAAGAAGAGGTCGCGCTGTTTGCTAGTGGTTTGATCCGTCTAAAAGCTCAAATCATCTGCACGAAGTTTCAGCCCAAGACAATCCTAGAATACGCCGCTGCCGAGCAGATGAGCGAGGAAGATCAAGCCCTCGTCCCGCAAGCTCTAATGCTGCTGCAAGAAAGCCCCCTGCGAAACTTCAGGATCGAGGTGGATTCGGACAGTCTGGTGCAACTTGACGATCAACAGGCAAAAAAAGACCGCGTTGAATTCCTGACCGCGTTCGGCGGTTTCATGCGCGAAGCGTTGCCCGTGGGCCAGCAATCGCCCGAGTTGGTTCCGATGATTGTAGAACTAATGAAGTTCGGAGTCGGCGCATTTAAGCAAGCCGCGCCGATTGAGGGCGCAATAGATCAAGCTTTGGAGAAGATGAAGCAAGCGCAAAAGCAGGCGGCGATGAACCCGAAACCCGCGCCGCAAGACCCAGAGATGATAAAGATCCAAGCCGCGCAGCAGCTTGAGCAAGCCAAAATGCAAGCCTCGGCCCAAGGCGAACAGATGCGAATGCAAGCCGACTCGCAAGCCGCTCAAATAAAGGCCCAGATCGACACCCAGATGCACCAAGCGAAAATCCAAGCAGATATGCAACTGGCGCAAATGCAAGCGCAGATCGAAGAACAGAAGATGCAGCACGAAATGGCGATGAAAGCGCAGCAAGCGGCGCAAGAGGACGAGTTCAATCGCTGGAAGGCAGAACTCGAGGCAGCAACCAAGGTAACGGTGGCGAGGATCGGCGCAAACCCTGGCGGCGACCCACCTTTGGTGGACGCAATCACAGCCAGCGCCGCTCGGATGGCTCAGGAGCTAGGCACGGGACTCTCGCAAGTGAGCGCGATGCAAGAAGCACTCGCACAGACGCAGAACGACTCAATGGACAGGATGGGCAACATCATGTCGGCGCTTACGGCGAAGAAACGAATCATTCGCGGCCCGGACGGTAGAGCAATCGGGGTCGAAGTCGTCCAATAATGAATGGCGAATGGGATGTCGGAACATGGGACAGCGCAACTTGGGACTACGTAACCCCGATTGTTGTGCTGGATACCCATGATGGCGATTACCTTCAAAAGAAGTTCGCAAAAGAGATACAAGACAAAAAGCGGCGAAAAGACGAGATTATTTATGCGTTTGAGCGAATCGTTGAGGGCAGACCAGACGTTGCGACAGAGATTGCAGCGCCGTATACAGAGAAACGCGCATCAACTTTGCCAGCGATTGATTACGACAAGATGCTCGACGACTTGGACCGGGTCGAGCGGATCTGGAACCTACACATCGAATTGGATGACGAAGAAGTGATGATGCTGCTATGAGATACGTTTCGATTAACGGTGAGTGGGTCCCGATAGATCAAGTCGAGCGAACCCCGGCTGAAGGCGTGATGATCCAGCCAGATATTCAGCCCTATCAGTCGATGGCTGACGGCTCAATGATTACGAGCCGCTCCCAGCACCGGGAGCACCTGAAAAGGCACAATTGTTTTGAAGTCGGCAACGAGAGTATGGAATCCAAGCCCGTGATCGTAAAAGACACCCGGCGCGAGGTTTTGCAGTCTCAGCTTGCCAATATGACCCATTCCCAAGCCAACAAGGTGCTGTCCCGGCTCAGGGATGACATTCGGTTTACCCGCAAATGACCCCCACAGGGAGCAAAAATGTCTGACCTCAATGAGATTGTCCCAGTTGAAAACGGCGATGCCCGCCGCGAGATGCTTGCCCAGCAATTCGACGAAATCGAAGCCAGCCCCGCTGAACCCGCCAGGGACGATGCTGGCAAGTACGCCAAAGCCGAAACGCCCGTTAAAACGATTCCAGAAGCAGAGGCCACAGAGGAACCCGTCTGGAAGCGCCCCCCGGCAAGCTGGAAAAAGGACTACCACGAGGTCTGGCAGACCGCCGACGATAGGCTGAAAGAATACGCCTACCAGCGCGAAGAACAAATGAAAGCGGGGATTGAGCCGCTGCGGTCCAAGGCTCAGTTCGCGGATCAGATGCAAGAGGTCATTGCGCCGTATATGCCTACGATCACGGGCCTGGGGATTGATGCTCCGAAGGCTGTAAAAGCCTTGATGGAAGCAGACCACATCCTGAGAAACTCGCAACCCGCTGAAAAGCACCAATATTTTGCTA